TGACAGTTCAACAGCACCGGGCATTTTAATAGGCGTAGCATAAGTAACCGTTCCGTCGGTTTGATTCACCGTTAACGGCGCAAAATGAACATTTTTCAAACCGAATTGGACGCGATTTGCCATTTAGATCAACCTCACTTCGTAAATTTTTTGGAAAAGTTCTTCGGATTCGATGTAGGTTTCCGCGGAGGTAAAAGGGAGTTCATGATCTTTAAGCAAGTCTTCCAAAACCTTCTCCACGTTCGGCTCTTTATATTGAGTATAAAGTTCGATGTTGTAGTCTTTGATGTCTTTGTAAACATTGTCATCTGCAAAAAAATTTTCAGAACCAATTTCAATGAAAGTAATATAAGGGATACTTGGCGGTCCTTCGGGAAAATGAGAATAAGCGACTGGCAATCCAGTCGCTTTCAAAATTTGGAATAATTCTTCATGCGTCACCGCGAATCACCTTCTCTGCACGCTTGACGTATTCATTAACCGCCTTTTCTTCTGCGGGCCCGATATGTGGATAGGCTTTTGTCCGTCCTCCGTTTTTTGTTGCGTGTCCATATTCCAAAAGATGCGTCAATTGATAATCTGTACGGTTATGCACTACTTCGGCCGTCCCTACTCTCTTCCTCGCCCATCCCCTTGCATAATGACCTGTCTTTTTTGGGCTCGTTTGTTTCAGTAACTTCACTGTTTCGTTTGCAACCTCTTTTTTTACATCATCCAATTTTTCTTCTACTTCTGTTGTATATTCTTCCAAGGCCTTTGAGATTTCATAGGCTAAATTCTTGATTTTGATTTCAGCCATTGCCTATCACTCTTTCGCAAAGAATCCGAGTTTTATCCCCGCGCTTTTCCGTATGGATGATGCGATAGACAACGCCATTATGTTTCAGTTTAGATTCATTCCGATATTCGAATGAATAGATTTCAAATGATTTGGACGGTTTGAGACCGCCTGCATCAGCATTGAGAAAAATATTTGAAGTGACAGTGAATTCATTAGCAAAAACCTTTCGCTCCGTCGCTACTTCTCTCTGATTACCGTGTTGATCTTCAATGATTTGCGACGAAATGAGATAAATCACCTCAGAGTGTCTCATCGACGGGCACCGCCTGATAAGCACTAGAAAGACTCAATTCTTGCCGTATCATTTCATAGGACCGTTGAAAAAGTTCGGCGTCCGGATTGTCATAGCCAAAATTTGCTTTGCAATAAACCAAGATCGCACGTTTGATCAGCGGATCCAAATTCTCATCACTGGCTTTGACTTTATCCGGCGATATCCCCATACGGATTAAGTCCGAACAGGCCGCCGAGATTAAATCATTAATTTCTTGATTAATTCCTTCATCATCGGTGGTTACTCTCAAAGCGGCTTTCACATCATCAAAAAGCGCCATTTCATCCACCACCTAACAATAGCCGTATTAATTCTTCTTTTGGTTGGCGACTATTAAACTCAATTCCTTTTTTCTTTAAAAGAGCGATAATTTCTTTTTTTGTTCATCAATTGATATTCATTATGTTCAGCCGCATGAAAAGAAGGTGCGCCATCAGGCACACCTTCAATTAATTTGCGGCTTATTAAATCAGCGATCCTTTCTTTATCATCGCTTTCGAAAGGATCGCCAACATGATAAATCTTTTCCGGATTGAATTTATCCCGGAAAGGAGAAATCACTTTATACATTTTCATTCACCTTACCCGGACGGTAAAGCCTTCCGCAAGACCGCAAATGCTTTGCTTGTCAGCACATCGCCATCAACAATGGCATAGCCCATATAGTCGGTGTAACGTTGTTTGATATGATCTTCCGTATAAATGGTCATATTTTCATTGACGTTCATTGCATAGCCACGTTCTACATTCCCGATAAGGATGACGTCTTCAGGGACTGCATCTTCTTCTTTGACCGGTACGCCAAAAATCCGTCCAACGCCATCAGAAGTTACATCCGGGACAAACAAAGGACGTCCATCATTATCTTTCAAAGTAGCAAGGGTATTCCATACAGTGGCGCTCTTCGCGTAAATAGCCGCACCGGATTTATATGCAGATTTAATTTTTCCCATTGCTTTGGCCAAATCATCATAGGACAAAGTTTCGAATTCAACAATTTGAGGCGTTCCAGCTTCAGCTTCAAGCGCGGTGACAATACCTTTCGGTTCTGCTTTGAAGGTATCACCAGATCCCGGTTTCCCTTTACCGGCGACAATCGCTTTTGCAAGCGCAGCTCCCATTTTTTCAGCGAGAAGCGTTTGAATATACGCCACAAAATCATTAATGGCCATTTTCCGCAGTTTCCAGGAAACCGGAATATTTTTGGCTAACTCACATCCTTTTAAATTCAATTCTCCAATCACAAAAGAACCATCCGCAACTTCGGTCGCTTCATCATACCAAGCCGCATCATCACCGCTATTTTCTTCTTTCAAGATGGTCACATCACCCGGAACAAAAGTCATCCGGACATCGCCAAGGATCGGGTACAGTTCCCCAGCTTCCCGCCAAATCCCTTCGACAACCGTTTCCGGGATCAGAACTGCATGTTGTTGGGTGGTTTGGACTTCATTCCGATATTTATAATTCACTTTATCAAAAACTTCTTTTTCTTCCCCTTCCAGAACCATGCCCATCATATTTTTGGCCCAGGCGTTCAAATAAACTTGTTTTTCATCTGCAGTTGTTTTCGGTTCATTTTTTGCCATTACTCCATCATCTCCCATATTCATATTTAAAAAAGATTGATTGATAACAGGTTCCTTCAATGCGTTCATATTGGCTTGCGCTTTCGCCAGCTTTTCGAATTGTTCATCCAAATCTTTGATTTCTTTTTCTTTGACCTCGAATTCCTCCAGTTTTCCTTCATTCAAAAAGGCTTCGGCTTCAGCAAGAAGGGCTTTCCGTTTTTCTAGATATTCTTGTTTATTCATTTATCAATTCTCCTTTCAATTTCAAAAATCTTAATCTAGCTTGGTAAAAGTCGTTTTTCTTTTCAGCATCATTATTTTGTTTAGGCCAAACTATCTTATGTCTATGTTCCGGAATAACTACATCCTGTGTATTGATATCTTGGAAGAGATTTCTAACCTTATTAATCACTTCAGGCGGCAGGACAATGGTTCCATTATAACTGGCCACCAGTTGCCCTAATTGTTCGCCTTCATCAAATAAAATCTCATCTACAAAGCCATATTCTTTAGCCTGTTGAGCATTAAGCCAAGTTTCTTTATCCATCAATTGCAGTAATTCTTCTTGGGATAAACCCGTTTTTAGCATATAAGCATTAGCTATGGCTTTATTAAAGTTTTTAAGGACTTCCGCCTCATGTTCCATGGCATGATAATCGCCTTTGGCAATTGAAGAAACATTGTGTATCATGATTTGGGCAGTAGGCGATATCCGAACAGGATCTCCTGCCATTGCAATCACACTGGCTGCCGAAGCCGCAATGCCCATGATATCAACTTGTACTTTCCCTGGATACTTTTTCAGCATAGTGTAAATCTCGCTTCCGGCATCGACATATCCGCCGCCGGAATTGATTTCCACTTCCAGGTCCTCGCCATTTGCCTCATTGATGATTTTTTCGATATCTTTCGGGCTTGTGGCATCTATCCCAAATAGTTCGTAAATCCATTTGACATCATCGGAGACAATCGTCCCCTTAATCTTGAGTTTCGCCATTATCTTCACCTCCTTCTATGGGTGCTGTATCCAATCTCCTGATCGGCTGATCACCACCTTCAATGGGTCCTAAATTCATCACCTTCCGCCATTCATTCGGCGTCATGGCTCCGCGGTCCACCATTGCCATCAGACCAAGTTTCGTGTTCATCGAAGCATATTGGAGATTTGAAGATTCAAAGATTATCTTGTTTCCAAAGCCCCGTTCTCTCCGGGTAAAAATCTTTCGAGTAAATTCTTGACTTAGCTGAATGGCAATTGGCTCAATTACTGATTCATAGAAGGCATTCCATCCATCCTCTGTAAACTTGGATTGAATGATGTTTTCATTGGTATTAAAAAAGCTATATACCCGCTGGATGGTTTTATCCATCTGCTTATCATCGGGTACATAGCTTTTTGGCTCGACTTGCGTCAAATCGGCTTTGGCATCAACGCCGGCTGCGCCTCCGCCTTCCGCATCAATCGAAAGATATTCTTCTGTAAAACGTTTGACTTCCCGACGGATATCTTCCGGCCTTAGCGAAGTTGTGAATTTTAAAATCCATTTGATAACATTGCTATTTTTAATTGCCTTAATAATGCCTTGATCGATGGTTGTGATAACTTCCATGAGATCCGTCAGCGATTCAGCCGGACTCTCTCCAAAAATATCATTGGAATGGAAATCCTGCCTTAAATGGATGATGTCCCGATAGGGGAAAGTAAAAATTTTCCCGTTAAGCAAAGTGAACCGCAAAAATAATTCATTGTTTTGATAAATAGCTTCAGTTGATACTGCTGGTATGGGATAAATTTGAACAGGCATTCCAAAATCGTCCCGGACAATTAAGGCGAAAGCATTATTATTTAGCAATAATTGAGTTGCCATTTTTTCCTGGAATAATTGGTTCCCCATCAATGGATTGGGTTCTTCAAGCAGCATCCGCAAATATGGATCCGGATTCACTTTCAGCCCATCCATTCCTTCCCGGATATGTTTAGGAACCAATTTTCCCACTGCGCGGGCCGTCGGACGAATAGCTGAACGGATAATATCCGATTTGAACAATTTCCCATTCCAAGAATAAAACCCATTTCCGGTTTCAGTGACCAGTTCCACTACCGTTTTCTGCTGGTTTGTTCTCCGTTTGAAAATTCGGCTCCAAAATCCCAAGGGCTCACCCCCTTTTAGATCATGTTGATATATTCGTTATATTTCTCATCAAAAACCACATAAGCATTTAACATTGCGGCCAAACCATCAATCCGCCTTCTTGGATTGCTCTTAATTGGTTGGATATTGCCGTTTTTGTCGATATCAACCGAAGTATTCGTCAAACACCATTTGGTGATTGGATTGTTATTATAAACAACTCGCTTCGCCGATAGATCAGCTCCCAATTTTTTCATAGGCCCAGATAAAGTTTTCTTTCCCTGGGCCACTGGTATCATGGATTCCTTGCCGAAATAATTCTGCATTTCTTCAACCCAGTATTTTGCGGACCATCTATCATATCCAATCCACGGCAAATAGATATCTAATTCGTTTTGGACTTCGATGAACCACTGCGTCACATATTTCGGATGGACCGTATTCCCTGGCGTTGTTCGCAATAATCCCATTTCATTCCAAATATCATAGGGGATTTTATCTTCTCTGGCCCGTTGTTCCAGAAAATCTTCCGGGAGCCAGTACATTTGCAGGAAATAAATCTTTTCATCGCCCGGAACCATGAATAAAACGCAAGCTGAGGTCAAGTCTGTGGTTTCGGATAAATCAGCGCCTCCGATTCCATAGCGCGGTTTTAGCAATTGAATATCAAATGTTTCAGTGTTATTGATTTGTTCAAAAGTCAGCCAGGCTTCCGTCGATGTATCGCGCACATTAAAATCCTTTGTTAGTAAGTTCTTTACCAACAAAGGATTTTCTTTTGCCTTATTTACTTTGCGTTCCAGCTCATCCAGTTTTTTTATGGTTCCTAAACCTGGATTCGCTTTTTTCCAGCATTTTGGATCGGTCCATTCTTCGCGTCGATCCAATTCATAAATAATGGGTAGCACTCGTTCGTCTTTATATCCATTGGGATCATCATAACCGTTAATTATTCGTTCAGCCTCATCATATTTGATATCGAAAATTCCTTCGCGGACCGTTCCAGCTGTAGAAGTAATGAAAATCAATGGCTGTTCACGTGCGCTTGTGCCGTCTACTATAACGTCATATAAGTTTTTATCTTCAATTGCATGCAATTCGTCGATGAGGCCACAATGGACGTTCAAACCATCGAGAGTATTTGATTCGCTTGAAAGTGGTTTAAAAGAGCCATCGTTAAAATCGCTTACCAGCTCGCCAACCAATGTCCGGATCCTTTTTCTAAGTGCTGGTGATTTCTTCACCATCCGTTTGGCTTCAGACCAAATAATTTTAGCCTGATCCTTTTTTGTCGCAACCGAAACGACTTCAGGCCCAGGCTCTCCATCAGCGGTTTGCATGTATAAACCAATTGCAGAACCAAGCGTTGATTTTCCGTTCTTACGGGCTATTATCAAAATTACTTCCCGATATTTTCTGGTCCCATCAATTTTGTGGACAAATCCGAAAATCGCCGCAACCAATGCTTTTTGCCATAATTCCAAAATAAAAGGCTGTCCTCCCATTTTCCCTTTGGAATGTTTACAGAAGTTTTCAATGAATTCGATCGCATGATTGGCTCTTTTCGGATTGTATTCCCATTCGCTTTTTTCATCATAAATATCATCAACTAATTTTTTATAAACGCGTCTGACTTTTTTCGAAACAATTTCTTCCCCGGATTCGATTTTGTTGTAGTATTCGATGATCGGATTATAGTTCAATGGATATTTAATCACGGTCCATCACGAAAGATTCAAAACCATCGTCTTGCTCTTTCAATTCCTCTTTGGGAAGTAAATCGGTTAATTGCTTAATTACCGAACTATATCGCTGGATCATTGTGTTATAAGTTTTTAAAGCAGGATGTTCCCGCTTAATTGAGTATTCTCCTTGCGGCATAATATCGACAGGCCCGTCTTCATCCACCATTTGCTTTAATTCTTCAAGCGTGGCCCGCATGAATGCCGCTTCATTAATCAATCCTTCGACCGTTTTCTTCCGTTTCTCATCTATGTCCTTGTAAATCTGTTTAAGTCTCCGGATCTCCTTCTTAATTTTTTCATCTTTCGTCAATTCCTTGTTAGTCATGCTATATCACCTCAAAATCACCTCGTTTTAAGGGGGTGGGGGTCATGTGAAAATGGCCTGCGCGTTATTTCGAGGTCCACGCACCGGTCTCCCAAAGGTCATCTCAAAATTTTAAACAGGGGGGCTATCTGTTGGGATTAAATTTCCAAATTCATCAAACTTCAATCCCCATCGTGTCGGACTGTATTTCTCGAAGTGCTCCCTGTTGTGGCAATCCTGGCAAAGCAATTCGAGATTATCCCAATTTAACGAAACATCCGGGTCATTGATATTCTCCGGAGTCAAATAAATCTTATGGTGAACAATCTTCCCAGGCCTTCCGCAACGTTCACATAAACCATGTCGAAAAACAAAATAAGCGTCGCGACATTGTCGCCACGCTTCGGAATTGTAGAATGCCTTCGCAAAAT